TGGTCGTGTCAATACGTTTACTGGGTATGTGTCAAACATAGAACCCGTCAACTCATCATCAGGTGGGTTTGTAAATGGAAGCCCGTTCCAGGAAGTACGGGTTTATTGTATAGGGACCTCATACCTCATGAAGGGAACAAAGAGTGCGAGGTGGTCCCCACCCACACTAAAGCACGTAGTTCAAACCCTCGCTAAAAGATACGAATTGAGCGCCGATATTCCGGTGGATTCGTACTCATTAAACGACATCTCCCAAATAGCAGAATCTGACTGGGCCTTCTTAGTGAAGGTGGTCGACCGTTACGGGTATAAAGTAACAATTCACGGAACACACATACACGTCTGGGACATTTATGGTGCTACAGGACGGGTAACGTCATACCATGACTTGGTTGCACCCTCGGTGTTTGCGGGGGCACAACCTGGAACCATTCTGTCGTTCACCGGAACATTTGGGTCTCTATCTGCGTCAGGTGGGGCATCTGCGACCTCTACTTCGTTCCTCGATAACCAGGGACGAACGTTACACGTATCTAGTAAAGATCTACGAAATGATTCTTATTTAGGTACTAAGAGAGTATCGGATTTTGAAGACTTTATATCTGTAAGTGCCTCATCGTTCCAAGAGGCCCAGCGAGAAGTTGCCCGTGTAGAGAAAGACGATATGCCGTTTGACGCTGATGTGGTGGTGGCCGCTGGAGGCGGGATACTTCCAGGTGGCATCGTTAATATTATGAACTACGGAACAGAGTTTGATGGGCGATGGTACGTAAAGTATGTACGCCATGAGGTGCATCAAAACCACTACATCACACATTTACGGTTATGTAAGGATGGTGTGTATGAGGCCAACCTCAACCGCGCTACTGTGTCACGGTTAACTATCGCACCAGAACCAAAGGTCATTGAACGACAGTGGGTTGCAACACGGCGAAGGATAACCGAATATGTATGACGGTCTAAAGTTATACAAAGCCATAGTTGCCGGGTCGTCAACTTCTACTGGTGCTATTCATGTAAAGATTCCATCTATCCTTGGACCAAACGAGAGTATCGAAGTATCCAAGGTGGGGCGCTCAGCCTCTGGTGGGGTATGGGCTGTGCCAACCGTGGGCACTCAGGTGGTTGTAGGTGTAGATGACAATTCGTTATCTAACGTATATCTCATATACACCAGCATTGACAACACACTATCTTCAATATCATCAAGTGTTTCAGCACTAGGAACAGATGTCTCAGCACTAGGAACAGATGTCTCAGCACTAGAGACAACAGTAGACGGATTAGTAGAAGATGTTGCCGCGTTAGCGGCTGGCTCGGGATTATCAATAACAGCGGTAACGGGGTCGTATACGCTCCAAGCATCTGACGCTGGAAAACTCATACAAGTTAACTCGTCTAGCGCCGTAACCCTTTCGGTACCAACAACAGGGTTCGCCACAGGAGACGAGATCTATATCGCCACAATAGGTACTGGTACAGTGACAGTCGGGGGCGCGGCTACAGTAAACACGTCAGGCAGTGTTAAAACCCTAGCAGGACAATATTCGACTGCCGCTCTAGTAAAATTGAGTAGTTATTGGATTCTGTTTGGAGACTTGGGATGAGTAGATTATTTATGTTGGGGGCTATCGGGTCTGCTGGTGGTGGTACTACTTATTGGATCGGAGGGTTTCAAGGTACGAGTACGACCACTATATTCCCCAGCCAGAATGGTGGGCACATTGCGCCAGACGGCAACTTAGTTTTATGTGCCAGCGATGAGAGTGCCGGAAGTGTAGGAAGTGCTATATATCGTATTTCACCAACGGGGAGATTGTTATGGCAAAAAACGATCTCTGAGTACACCATTGTTGGTGCCAGTGTAACTCAAACTGCGGCTGTTAGTCCTGATGGTAATTACCTACTTATTGGTTCTCGTGATACCGCAACTACTGGAGCCGCTATAAGTTATATGTCATACCCAACCCCCACAACAGTGTCGTGGGCTAGGGGTTTGAACAGTGCCGGGAATGACTTTGTGGCACGAGGTTTGTTTGATAGTAGTGGTAATCCATACTTAATTATGCAAGGGGACCCTGTCAATACAAACAGTATTGAAGGAACAGCAGTAGCAAAGTTTAATACGTCAGGAACTCGTCAGTGGATTAGGACGCTATATAACACAAATGATTATGCAGTCTTTTGTAATGATGCCTGCATTGATACTTCGGGAAATGTCCACGTGTGTGGTGCCTTCTTAGAAATTGCCGCAGGCACTAACGACATTATTGACTTTTACATTGCCAAGATCAGCCCTACGGGTGCCGTGAGTTGGCAAGCCCGACTCACGGGAACAGACCTTCAGGGGTCAAACGAATATCACCGCATCACGACTGACGCGTCAGGCAATGTTTATGCCGCTGGGAATGGCCACCATTCAACCGCCGCTCCTGAGGAAGATGTGATAGTCGTGAAATACAACTCGTCTGGTTCTTTGCAATGGCAGAGGCGCTTCAATGGTTCTGGGTCAACAGGAAACACCGAACGGTGTCGCGCTGTTACTGTTAAATCAGACCAATCATTGTTAGTGGCGACGACCTACGCTGAATCATCAACGTTGGATCACACTTACATCCTTAATTACAACTCATCTGGGACATTGTTGTGGCAACGTAAACTAACTAACTTTGAGTTACAAGACATGGTTATAGATAGTGAAGACAACATGTATATTATTGGAAACCTAGAAAGGTTTCATGCGTGTGTCTTGAAACTCCCCGCCGATGGAACAATGACCGGAACATACACACTGTTTGGTGCAAGCACTGCGTACTCGGCTGGTTCGGGTACTCAGATAACCTCGTCTTTCACCAACGTTACTAGCCCAACCGTCACGACCTCTACTGCTACAAACCTATCGCAGTCCTCGCTTAGCCACACGCTTTCCGACTTGAGTAGGACCTACACCAAAGAAGGCATCACATGAGTAATACTCTGTACATTGTAAATGGTAGTGATTACCCTCGCCACATTGGTGATTTACTCCTTGCGTACCCTGAATACCAAGAAGGAAGTGAACTTCCCGATGAGTGGGAGGTGGTCAATAAAGTAGCCCCCCCAGATGCTGACGACGAGTTTTATTACGTAGAAGGCACGCCTGAGTTGACCGCCTCCGGGTGGGTGCAAACGTGGGTTAAACTTAGTGTGAGCAATATTGAGATCAGACCAAGGGACGACAGAGGATCATGAAAACGTTACGTGTACCCTTTACATTTGATGGGGGGAGTGTTGGGGCTACTTCTGATGAAGGCCGTATTGCTGAACAGAAGATTATAAATACACTTGTAACTAATAACGGTGAACGCGTGATGCGCCCATCCTTTGGAGCGTCAAGTTCTGCCTTACTGTTTGACATCACGTCACGGATGGAGTTTGCTGACTACAAAGTCGATGCCGTACAGGAACTGCGTAGTAAAGTGTCTGGTGTTGAGATTATCGATATAAGATTAAATGATTCTTTCTTTGTAGAAACCTCTGAACCTACGGTTGCCACAATTTCTGTCATATATAGATTACCCCTAGGAACTGTACGGGTAAGCACTTTTAACATAGCCGTTCCAGGACAACTGGTTGAGGACACCCTAGGATAATAGATAACTATGGCTACCTTTGATTTTTCTGCACGGGATTACCAAACCATTAAACAGGATCTACTAGATAGAGCATCCCTGGTGGTACCAGAATGGGTCGACAGGGATTCCTCTGACTTTGGAATGTTGCTTGTAGACCTATGGGCGTATATGGGTGATATCTTACACTATTACGTTGACCGCGCCGCTACAGAAGCCTTTATCACAACCGCTACACAACGAGAGAGCGTCGTCGCGTTTGCGAACCTGTTTGACTACATCCCAGGACCACGGGAATCTGCCACAGCGACAGTAACAGTTGCTAACTCTGGGTCATCCAGTGTAACCATTCCTGAAAACACGGAATTCGTTGCTTTATACGACGGTGTCTACTACTACTTTTATTCCACGGCGGAGGCTTTCGTACTCGCTGGGGGCACCCAGACTGTTGGAGTAACCGAAGGGGAGCAGACTGTCGGTGAGGTTTTAACGTCCTCATCGTCTGGGGCGTCTAGCCAACGGTACGTGTTACGCGGCGAAAACATTGTTCCGGCATCTGTTCGTGTGTACGTACATGAAGATGTCGCGAACCCACAAGAATGGCAACAAGTATCAAACTTAGCCGTTATTGATTTCGGAGTTGAAGCGTTTTCAGTATACGTAAACTCTAACAACGATGTCGAAGTAGTGTTTGGTTCGTACCTAAACGGGCGTATCCCTCCCACTGGGGTAAAGGTAACCGCCGACTATGTAGTTGGTAGTGGAGAAAGCGGCAATATCCCAGCAGGTTATATTTCGTCATTTAGATCCCTTGTTTCGTCTGACCTTTCCATACAAGGGTCATCTGCGGCGACAGGCGGTGTCGACCCAGAGAGTATAACGTCAATTAAGAACTCAGTTCAAACTGTGTCTAGAGCGCAAAACCGAGCCGTCACCCTTTCTGACTTCTCAGATCTAGCCTTACGAGTTCCAGCAGTTCGTAAAACCGTGGCGTCGTACAACGCAGGTACTAACACGGTGACCATTTACCCGGTGCCGTACATAGCAAACTATACGTCGTTGACAACATACTCAGAACCAGTACCCACACTGGTGCAAAACGCCGTGGTCGAATACTTACAGCCCCTGGCGATGGTCGGGGTTACAGTAGCGTCTGCTACAGCGATTGTATTGGATCGTGTCGATATTACATTAACTGTAAAAGTTGATGACACGTTTGTAGCACCTTGGGTAGAAGATGCCATCTCCTTAGCAATTGACGAACTCTTTAGTTTTGACAAGATACAAATAGGTACTGAGGTGCGTATATCTGACGTGTACCGACGTGTGTTGGCAGTTCAAGGTGTTGAGTACGCTATTGTTGACTCTTTCGTAATGAAAGACTCATTAGACGCCACAATAACAGCATTAGACCCAACGCACATGTTGCGTAAAGGTGTTATTAACATAGTAATTAGTGGTGGGATCAGCACATCATAATGGCACGAGCATCGTTTACACTCCGTAAAACATCATCAGAAGCCGGGTCGTATCTCCAATACCCTATTGACGACCCAGCGTATGCGTCGCGTGAGGATAACGATAATTACCTACGGGCTGACACACTTCAGTTAGTCCCAACGGTATCACCAGTAGTTCAAGGCTTGTACATTGAGGCCCTGTGTGTTGATTACGACACGGTTGTGGTCAACTGGAATGTATTGCTGGAAAGCACTTTGGGTGCTAGCCCCGTTGCCTATGAAGTGATCATCAAATATGGCAGTGAGGGAAACCCACGTACTATTAATCGCGGTGTAACAGTAGTAGAAACCACAGCCAGTGGGACCGGAGAAATAACATATGTTGTTAACCCGGACAACCGATGGGCGTATTTCACTTTATTTATCCATTATCTGTCAACCGCTGGTGATGACTATTATGAACCAGTAGCGCAGGTAAAGGTGTTTGTACCGAAGGACAACGGGAGCACCTCCGCACTGTTTAACCGCATACCAGAGTACTACCGCCTCATGGATGACTTACAAGATGGCGATAGTGGCGGACCGTTACGTAAGTTTCTCTCTGTCTTTGGGTGGGGACTCGACCACCATAAAAGCCTTATCGATTATCTAATATCGATGAAGGACCCTCAAGTAGCAGACCAAGAAGTGTTAGACACACTTTCTAGGGACTTCGGGGTGGGTTTACTAAGTGCCGATCTGGGGACAGGACGGTTGCGTAAATATCTTGATTCAATCGGTGAAATACGGCGTGGTAAGGGAACTCTAGAAATCGTTGAAAGGACCCTAAAAGCGTTAACCGAGTGCAATGTTGAGTACGACTCCTCAGCGTCCCCAGTCCCTAGCATTAAGGTATACGCCCAGCGTGTCAACTTAGTGTCCGACCCACGGGTGGTCACCGGGATTGTGGGTAGTTTAGATGGAGGATCACCCTCATCTACATACACCGCTGGATACACTCTAGATTCTGGTGTAGTTGGTGACCCACAGACTGACGGGGACTACGACGGCGGTGATTCCGTTGAGCCATCCTACAGTGGATCTTCCTCGTTGACTGGTGGGTGGTCAACGTACCCCGACGCCCTGAATACAGGATATTCAATTTTAGAACGTTCAACTTTTGACATTAAAGTAATTGGCGGTGACGTTCTTTATTTCTCCATGCATGTAGATGCCCCTATCCAAAATCTACTACAAGATGTGATGCTGTACGAAATAGGGGGATATTCTGAGTTGACGGGTGTGCAGGTTGCCGTGTCAGCCACCCCAACGAGCGTTGGTACTACGCAATATTGGCGCATTGAAATACCCGATACGTATACCTCATACACAGACACAAAACTTGTCATCCGGTTTGCCGACTCACCAGCATATGGCGCTGACTCATTTGGTTACATGCTATTAGAGAGAAATACGGTCGGGGAATACTTTGATGGGGACACCACACGCGGCGGATGGATTGTCGACGGAAGTGGCGCGGTATCCGACTTTGCGTGGGTGGGGACTGAGGGTGAGTCACAATCGGTGTACACCGACAACATACAGAAAGTGAAATACACGATTAACAGACTTATCCAATCGATCCTACCGGTCACACAATTAGTGACGACAGGTACTGTGCACAGCAACCGTACAGCAACAATTAACTTGAATTACGACATCACGTGGAATAACATACCGGGCGTATGATCGATCTCCTTATCGCCTCTTTGGCGGTCTACAAGGTAGTGCAGGTGGCTGACGCCCTGTCCCCTCGTGAGGCCATGCCCTGGGTCAAAGTTCTCTTTGGGGTTGCCCTTGGGTATCCAGCCGCTATCCTTGCAGGTGTGGACAATGTCACACTCGGTGGCCTTGCGGTTGCCACTGTGGCGGGTAGTATTCACGCACTCCTTCGGCTCACCACGCTGGCAGGAGATATGGCTCGCAAGAAGAGCATCCGCTGATACAACAAGGAGAACCATGTCAGAGCATTACGGAATCGTGGGGAATGGAACTGCCCCCCGAAAGGTCATTCACGCATCGTTGAATGACATCGGTACCAAGGTCATGTACAGCATCCCGTGGTACGGGGTTCTGCCGAGCGAGGGCTTGGCCCACGTGTATGACTGGATGTTGGACAACGAAGCCCATTACCGCATTGTTGCCAAGGTCGACGGGAAGAAGGCAGTGCCGAAGGCGCTGGCATCCCTGTGCACCGAGGTTGTGGAAGTCGATGATGTTGACTCTGCGATCCTCGCGGATGTGAAGGAGTCGTTCGGTCTGACCGCACTCTTGTGGGACACCGACAACGAAGAGCAGTCCGCAGGAATCGCTGAGATGTCCATCGACCTGGGTCTTCCGACGCTGGAACTGAGCAATGGGTTGACCCCAGTCATTCTTGATGGTGATACTCCCCCCATCGTGGAA